GCACGTCATTGCTGACGACGAGCGATTCAAAATTTTCGGTGGCAAGTAGCGGCAGGAGCCCGGGGTTTCCAACGCTCAAAACAGATTTCGGTGAAGAAGTACGAACAATCGCCTCCGCAGAGGTCATAAGAGAACTCAGCATTGTCGAAAACCTGAACGAGCCTGTGGAAAACATCTCGTAGACCATGAGTTCATGCACTTGGCCGGTGGCCTCGCGGTTACGATTCATCCCAAGATCAATCTCGGCCTGTGCGGCAGCCCTGCAAAAAGCAAGAAAATCTGCGGACTCGACAAAATCTGACCACTTCGACGAGGACAGGGAGTTGGCGAAAGTTGCTACTTGCACTGGTTGATCAAAATTCTCAGACATTTTCCGCCATCCACGCTTTCACCAGATCACGTTGATAAATAAACTTCCGGGCACTTTGGTTCCAGCGATACTTCTTGCGTAGTGCCTGCCGCTGGTCGACCGAAGAAAGCGACTGCATTGGCTGTTCGTTTAGATCGAAGTATGTCGCACTCGATGACAACAATTCGTCAAGAGTTACGTCGTTAGCGTCAAACGATTCTTCACAGCCGACGTAAGCCATAAGACGATACAACTCAGAAACACAGTAGTTGAGATCCAAAAAAGCATCGTATTTAGGCATCTTGTATCAATTCTTCCTCAGGCAGTGACGCATCATCAAAAATAGACGTCTTTATGTCGTATAAAGGACAGTCCATGACCACGCCATCAGTTCCGACAAAAAGATCAAGCCCGCTGTCGTACAACTGGGGCGATGGGAAATCACTCATTTACGTCCCCGTTCTCCAAATCCCCATCAATTGTACCATTGTCAGACTTGAGGGGAGTGGGATCATTTTCGCGATAAACAGGAGGCGGCTTTGCATCAGTTGAGCACATAATGAAAGTGCTAATCATCCACTTGTCATCAGATAGCGGTGTTAAACCCGTATGTGGGTGCGTCCAACTTGTTGGGAAAAGAGTAATGCGACCGGCGCGCGGAGGGACACCGACCTCATGCTGCGGAAAATATGTTTCTCCCCCATCTTCAACATCGTTTAGGTAAATGACGGCTCCGAGGACTCGGTTGCCGACATCTCCCGGAGGATCCCATGGGAAGGAATCGCAATGCGTTCGATAGAAGCCGTACGAGCGAGCGTAATGCTGAAGACGAAACCCGGAGTCGTGAATATTTGGCCAAGGCCATATCGATGGATAAGTATCACGATATTTGCAAATGGCTCTGGCTAGACCGGCAGCGATTTCCTGATCGGCGGTAAGAAACCTCTCAGTTGCAAGTCCTGCTGCCTCCAAGTTGCCGACCGAATAATTGAAATCCATCGAATTCTTGATGTTCGGCATGAAGCCACCCATCGTTGGCCCGACGTCAAACAACTCCTTGTAGAACAATTTGCATTCTTCAACGAGTTGCTTAGACAGCGATTTCCTGAACATGTTGTCAGCAACAAGGATATGGCCGTTTTTACCAGCCGGGAACCAATATTTTGCGTCCTTCACTAGGACATCCACCTTTCAAGCGCATCCCGATGAGGAATCACGGGTTCGGACATTTTTTGATTGAACATCGACTCAACACTACCCCCAACCGGGTTCAGTAAGTCGCGTTGACGCATGAGCGACATAGACGTTTCAGAATCGATCAGCCCTTGCCCCTGAGCGACATGCCAAAAATGGAACGCTTGGAACAACTCGAAGTTTGTCGATGGAATGTCGTGATGTTCGAAACCTCGACGCTTGCACACTTCGAGCAAGGTTTCTAGGAGTTGCGGCTTCGGTCGATTTTTCTGGTGCGACCAAAATGGAGTGTCGTCCCTGTTGGAGACATAGTGAAGACAGATCATGGCCGCAAGGTTCTCCATGATGCTAACGAAAATGCGGTTGTATTCTCGACGCGTCCAATCGTCATTCTGATCGTAGACGCCCAAATACGATGTGAGCAAAAACGTTTGCTGAATGCTTGAAGAAATCGATGTTGCTTCTAGAGGCTCAATAAAGTTAGAACTAAGGCCAATCGCGACGCAATTTTTAATCCATGGGGTTTTGACGTATCCCGGATCGTACGAAATAAAACGCGGATTGTCAATGTCGAAACCACTCACCCTTGACGCCTCTTCAACAATTTGGTCATGGGATGCATAATCCGAAGCAAACACGTAACCGTTACCGCGCCTGCTCTGGGTTGGGATTTCCCACATCCACCCGCATTCCATGGCTTGGGCCAGCGTGTATGGCTTAATTTCGCGATTGTCCTCTGCTGGAGTCTGAAACACCATTGCCGAGTCGTTGGGAAGATATTCGAGATGTGATTCCCACCCCGGATCGCCTAACTTCGAAAGAATTTTCTTATGGAAACCGGTTGCATCGATAACGAAATCACATGCGTGAGTTCGGTCTTCTAACTGCAGTGCTTCGATCTCTCCTGTTTCCGGTTGGAGTACGACATCAAGAACCGTGCCTTTAATAAATGAAACACCCGAGTCGGAGGCGTGTTCTGTCAAAAAAGTGTTCAACTTGAACGTATCGAAGTGAAATTGGTTGCTCTGCTTAAGCGTGTTCTCACCCAAGTCCTGCACCTGATTCATTATTAGTGCTGGGTGAGCGAAGAACGGTGTCAACCGTTTGCCCATCGCATTCACATAGTTGTAGCCAGCGTTGAAAGACGACGAGTGAATCTGGCCTCCGGAAATACTATGAAAATAATCTCCGTCTACATTCCAATCTTTGAACCGAATCCCGAACTTGAACGTCGCTTCGGTTTTTTTGACCATGGCACTACGTTTGATTTGGCAAAACTGCTCAAACGTTGTCCAGTGCTCTGTGCTCCCCTCCCCGACTCCAATAATTGGAACCTTGTCAGAAGAAATTACAGATATGGAATAAGTCGGATAAGCCTTGATCAATATGTTGGCTGCGATGAGGCCAGCAGTGCCCGAACCAACGATAGCGATCCTCTTCATGGCTTACTTCAGATAGCGCGTCAAGTAAAGAGTTTCGCCAGAAGTTCCGAATTTCTTTCTGAACGGGAAATCGGCAGGAGCAATAATAATTTCCGTTGGCGTAATCGGGATACGTAAATCGTCAAAATTTGTGAAGTTCACAAACCCACCGTCATGACCCAGACAGGTGATAACAGCAACCGCGCCAATTGAGTGAGGCGCCTCGATTGCTGCGCTTTCGCAACCTCCGTCTGAAGGATTTTTCGAAATTTTAATCAAATCACCTTGACTTGATTCGTGCAAGTCAGGCTCCCATTCAGCGATGTAATCTTTCAGTGCTGCTTCAGATGCGTTCTCGTACTCGCTTGAATACCAGTCTTTGATGGATTCAAGATGACCCCAAATCTTTGGTTGAAACAAAGCATCCAAAGAAGCACGCGACGAATTGGCCAAGCCAGCCTGATTGCTGCTGCCACCACCGAAAGAGATAAATCCCCAATCGCGGGAGGCCTCCTTCATGATTTCGTCAACTGGAAGTAAATCCGGGTTCATGAACCCGCTGTACTTAGTGACAAAGTCTGTAATATTTTCGATTGTGCTCATATCAACCAAGTCACTAAAGAGTACTTGACACCTTCCTCGACTGGAATAGACGAATGTCGGTAAATGAAAGATGACGGAAAAAGAACTAGGCGCCCAGTTTTAGGATGAATGCTTTTATTGAAATACTGGAACTGAAGTTCTCCGCCTTCAAAATCGTCATTTACGAAAGCAACTGCACTCAGTAATCTGGGGGAGTTCGGGCCGTGATCATAGTGCGCTTTATACTGGCCACCTACACCGTATTTATTTAGACCCCAAACCTCATCCTTGTTCAGGTGAAGATCATGTTCATCTCGATACTCGATAATTTTTTTATCAATCTCCCACAGCATATTTCTGAACGGAACTGTCATTGGATGCGTGTCGAGTTCGGGCGTTTCAATCATAGGATTCATGTGGAGAAACTGTGAAGTCCTGTAATTGCTTACAGTTGAAGACCCAGTTTTACCCTGCGTCCACGATGTCGGAAAGTCAGACAGATACGGATAAGTCTCAACCGACTCAACCAAACTCTCGCAGTCGTCTGCGATATCCAGATCGTAAACTTGGATAAGAGATTCAAGTTTTCCTCGAATTGATGCTGTTGTCATATAACTTCGATTTCCTCTACGGCAATTACCCCGTCTTGGTCGCAAGCCTTGAGTTTGTACTTACCGGGGACTTGCAATTGGATACAAAAAACTGATTTATGTTTCCCGGATAGAACCTCATACGGAAATGTAAAGATCTGGCCATTCTCGTGCTCGCACTCAAGGTACACATCTTTTGTTGGATGGAACTCGTCAACGTAATGAGCGGTGATTTTCCTGTTCCTTCCCGGCTTTCTTGGTTTGACAGAGAACCATTGCTCCATGGGGATGCCAATCAAGCAGACATTGTCTCGATCAAAATCAAGATTTAAAGTTCGGGGTGAATCGCCCAATTGAACGGAAACGTTCCACTCTTTGGCCAGATGCTCTGCTTCGGGCAGCCTCTGTTCATCAGGGCAATAAACAACACGGTCCATGTCACTCGGCCGGCGGTTCCGCCATTTGCTCCTGTAGTTCTTGGATCTGACGCTGAGCAGTCTGAACCATCGATCGAAGAATCGTGTTATTCAACGACAACTGTTTGACCTGCTCGGAAAGGTCCTCAATCACGGCTTTGGTGTCGAATGGCATGTCACTCATGAGCGTTCACATTAGCAGAGTCGGGGTCCGCGAAATACTCAGCGTATTGGGCCACGCCAACGGGGAAAGCCCAATATCCTTGGAAATACCGTTGACCCGGTGTAAAGCCGCCACGCACGCCATGAGCCATCCTGAACAAATCAGGAATCACTACGTCGCCTTCGGCCCAGTCCCAGAAAATTTGATTCTCTTTGACCGACACGATTTCACGGTTTACCCAATCTTGCATCCTAAAAAAAAGATCGAGGTCGTTTGCCTCCGGGCGTTCTCCGTCGATGCTGTAAATGTGGTGCTGGCAACCAAACCATTCACGGCAGGGACAGAGACGCAGGACATCAAATCCAAAATCTGGATGATGTTCGACAACTTGACGGGGGAACGCCAAAACGTCACGCCCGTCTCCTGCTGGGACAGCAAGGACGTTCCGCAGATTGTCGCGCTGAGTTCTGAACGACTCGATGTCTTCTGTCGTGGAGGGGAACGGCGGGTAATGAACTGCTGCCGCCCGCTCGGCGATTTCACGGAAATTTTCCGGCATTTTGTCAAGCAACTTCGACATGTCGACAAAGCCCGTTGATCCCGTTCCGGGAGCAGCGCTAAATTTATACATGAACCAAGCAGCAGCGGCCTGTGTGCGCAACTTCGAAATTCCTTCGATATGCCACTGGATCAAGTCCTCGGAGACGTCGACTTCGCGTTCCGCCAGAACGTCGTCGTACTGTTGGAGGTAGCCCCAACTACCTGAAAGGCTTCCGTCGGGTTGAGCCGGGTGGGGCGTCCACGAAAGTTCTTGTGCGAACGCATCAAGAAGTCGTATTGGGTCTACTGCTGGATCGACGCAATTGCTATCTCGGAAACCGATAAGCCCATGCTCGCGGAAGATGTCAATGAATTCGCTGGGGTTGCTTTCGACATCTTCGATGGTTGCGCCAACAACCATGAAGTTATGCATTTTCAGCCTTCGGGGTCGGGCTCCGCCAAAAACATGTTGATCGCGGCGCGAATCCGCTCAAGCGCTTCTTCGGGGGAGTAGTTGTCCTTCCCCATTTCGAAGTTGGCCGGGAGAAGGCTGCCATTTGTGAATCGACAAACACGCTTGCCGTCCTTGGAAACGATGAACTTCTCGAAATTGCCGAGGATGGGGGCAGTTCCCGCACCGAGGCGCTTGTACAGAGGGTGTGGTTCAAAGGTGTCGTCGTCATCATCGCGACTGTAGCGTGACGTGACCAGTTCGGTAAAGGGCAGTCGGACCCGGTAGTGACTGTGGGCAAACCGCTCACAATCCTCAGCGCTGCTTCGAGAGTCTTTGAATTCGCCGTAACCAAACTCGCAGTAATCGTTCGTGGGGACACAAACGATCGAAAAGCCAGTATTGGCGTAGTCGTACTGGAGGACCTGAAGGATCGGGTACTGCATTGAGTTGCCGCATTCGCCAGTGACGTTGACAATCATGGTCACCTTGCCTTTTCGGTCGGCTAAGGCGTTTTTGTCGCCGGTGACGTCGCGCACTTCGATGTCGTAAACGCTTTCGCCATCGGAAGTCGGACCAAGGTCATGAATGCTCGTCAAAACGTCAAGCATTTCCTGTGAAATAACGGTTTCTGTGCTCATCGTCATGCCATTATCTTACATGATGTTCGTTCTAGCCGATGAACGTGACTGGTATACTTACAAGGCACACACCGTTTCCTACGGGGGTTTACACATGGTTGCCTTGAACAACATTTCTGACGAATACAAGAATTCGGCAAAAACGCTTATCATCGCCGGCAAAGAGCAGCACGTCTGGACTTACGCCGTTGTCTGCGGGATCGACCCCGCCGATCTCGGTGATTCCTACACCGCTCCCGAAGGTTCGGACACCTACCACGCCGAACTGTCGCGTTTGCTCGGCGAACTCGCTGACCTGAAGGCTGGTGCATGATGATTTTTTCTGATCTTTTCCACTCAGACGAGAAAGCCACAGCCAAGTCTGAGGCGCTTCGCATCATTGAAGAGAACGTTTTCCGCTGCTCGTGGCAGGAAGGCATCGACCCTGCCGACCTCGACTCGGCCACGTTCACATCTGACGGCTCGCTCGGGCAGGATGAACTCCGCACTTGGCTTGATCGGCTAGACTGGGTTCAGACGCTCTGATAGAAGTGGAGACCCAACATGGCACTAAGCGCATCACGTCAAGCGCAAGCGGAATCTGAAGCGAGAGCATTTCTCGAATATTCAATTTACGTTCTGTGCCTGCTTCTGGGTGTTGACCCTGCTTCAGTAGACCATCCTTACACTATCCCTGTCGCCGAAGGTCATCCGCAGTACGACCAGTACCTGTCACTGCAGAAACAACTGGAGGCGTTGAGCGCGATCCCTGCTGCGTCATGAACTTCAGCAGCGAATCACTTCGCCGCTCTCGCCCAATCAAATGGGAAGACCGCCTCGCTCAACACGGCCTGTACACGACCCCAAAGGGCCAAGAGGAAGACAGCACAGAAGTTTTTTTCTGGTCTTCAGAGGCTGGAGCGGCAGTGCGACCGGGAACAGGTGAAGCGTTTATTTGCGGAACCACTCTTTTCGACCCCTTAGAGGAAGAAGCCAGCAATGCCTAAGCACACCTCGACTGACGCCAAGCCTCTCTATGACAACGCCGCAAATATCGAATGGATCGAAGGTGAGGTCGCAGTCGCAATGATGATTGCCGGGCTCGACCCAGCAAACATCGACACGGTAACCATCGACGAGATCATCGCAGGAATTCTGGACGTTTTTGATTATGGCGAGTCGATGCTGACCGAAGATGCCATCGAGGGCAAAAACCGGTATTACATCGGATCTCAGGCGTTCATCCGTAAACAGCAAAACAAACTCACTAATGTGGCTCGCCGCCACTGGCGTGAACTGCACCTAGCGAAATGGTTGAGCGAAAATGAGTATTAATCCTTCGATCGCAAGAAACCGAGTAGCACGTTACCTTTCCAACGGGCAGACCGGTGAAGAATGGGATTCCAAAGTTGGGATCATGTCCGATTATGGGACAGTCGGATCAAACCTGAACGATCTCGCTGCCGTTGACAGCCGAGAGATCGCCACGGGAGATGACCACTACTTCTACCGGCACCGCTCCTACGTCGGCATGGCGCCCGAATGGATCGAATCAGCATGGGCGATGGGCGCGATGACCACAACCTTTGTCGAGATGTATCAGGATTTTTCATACGTCAAAGACGAGCCGATTGTCGAGTTGACCTCTGGGCTCCCCCCGTTCTGGCCAATCGATGTCAACCTCCGAACAGGAAATGTGCAGACGTACATCCTCAACGAGGTAGAAGCAAGAATTTTCGAAAAAACGCTTGAGACGTCTGCCGACTATCCGGATTACGAAGACCTTGTTTACGGTCAGGTCACGTATCAGGAAATCATGGACGGATCGCTCGGCGAGATGTTCGACGTCATTCGCCTCGGCGTACACCAGTTCGTCAACTGCACCGAAACAATCATTGACAAATTGTTTGACTGCCTAAAACCCGGTGGTCTTTTCATGGGTCGCGGCATGGCGCATGGAACCGGAATGTATCTCGATGACCTCACGGTTCATCAATCGTTTTGGGCAGACCAGAGCCGTTACATTGCGAGCAAAGAAAACGTGTATTCTCGTCATGTGGCCTTCCAAAACGGATTGGTTATCGCTCGCAAACTACCCACAAACTAAGGAACGAAAATGGCTCGGCTATACGGACCCGAAGACAACATCAAGCACGCCTACCACAAGTTGACTGACAGCGATTTCAAACTGATCGCCGATCTCGAATACACGAATCACCCCGGTGGTGTCGTGCATTTCCACGGAGCAGTTGATTTCGACTCGGACGTTTTGCTGCCCTACATCGACATGATGTCGTACGTTCCTTCATGCGGTCTGGAAATCATCAAAGATGACGAAGGCAACATGCTCCATGGCGAAACCTTCGACGGGAAAATCGTCTCAATGGACGACCTCCTAGCCCTCCCGATGCGGGTCGGCGGAATGGGAATGCCAGAGCCGGTCAATCCCACAACGCCAGAGAACATTCGAGAGATTTTCGAAAATTTCGAAGAGACGATGTACTTCGCGCTCTGTCGATACGTCGACCTGTACCCGCTCGTCGTGAACCAGTTGTGGTGGAGAGCCCGAGGCCATTGCCTCAAGTACCTGCCCGGAGCATCACTTGGGATTCACAACGACAACGACACCAACTCGCTGATCATCGATGGGCAGCGCCACCTGTCTGGCCGCGAGATTGCGATGTATCAGGTGACCAACTGTTTGGTGTATCTCAACGAGGAGTACGAGGGCGGAGAGATGCACTTCCCGTATCTCGACATTAGTGTCAAGCCGAAGCGTGGCGACATGATTTTCTTCCCGGCGAACTACATGGGAACCCATGGGGTTGCCCCAGTTACTTCCGGCGAGCGTTACACCTATTTGGCTCAGTACGGCCACGGTGGTCTTCACAAGTACGAAGTGAAAGAGCCGAACGAGAGCGTCGACTGGCTGTGTCCAGTGTGGATGCCGTTCTTGTATCAGGACACCGCGCGGTTCATGCAGTCCGAATATTCACATTTCTCAAGCGAGAACAGTCGGGCTGTCGGACTTGACGCCGCAACTGTCCACAATCAGGAGCGCTCAACTGAGGGTCCTCCGACTGGCGAGAAACTTGAGTACGGAGAGACTTGGCCGATCCCTGTTAGGCGTTAACGCCAAGCAAATTCTGTTGAACCTTCTTGCGGGCCGTGCCCGAAGAATTCAAGGTACGAGACACGCTCGCCTGATGTGACAGGCTCTACGGCATGGGTGCCCAAATATCCTGCCGAGTAGATAAAGGCACTTCCCGCTTTGGGGGCAATATCTAGTCCGGCATACTTGAACAGTAGGTTCCCGCCTTCGCAGCGATCTTTCAAAATCAAAGATCCTGTCAGCACAGTAAAAATGGCGTTATTGCTTTCTTTACCGTCACCGATGAGGTTGTCATGATGGAAACCCATGTTTCCGGTTACGGCATAGGTAGCGACATGCGGATGAGCCCTCCACCAGATGCATGGCTCAACCTCTGGAAAGTGCTGGCAGTAAACCTTGATGCATTCGCCCATTCCGTTGTACACGGACTGATAAAAATCAATATCTTCCTGTGAGGCGTTTTCTTCAAGACGCAAGATGCGGCTTGGAGATTCGTTTACCTGTTCTGCGGTAAAGCGGTAACCGCCTCGGTTGAGGTAGGTACCGTCATCCTGCAGAATATAGTCGCTCGGCTCATTAGCCTTACGGCGTTCCAGCCAGCCATCAAAAAAATCTGGGTCGATCTCGACGACATCTTGGAACTCCATGACCCCGTAGCCATGAAGGATCGATTTCATACAGGGTGACCTCGGGCCTCGTTCTCTGCGCGCTCGCGATCGTTGCGGTATCGACGGAACGCCTTGGCGTGCTCAGGTTCATCGCCTTCATCGGTGATTTCAATATTCCAGTAGCCGCTGTCGCCAAACAGTTCGGCGACTTCCTTGGCCCTTTCGCCCGAAAGGTAGATGGTGTGTTCGTTCGTGTACCCATCACGTCCGGGGTGGGGCCACCCGTAGAGCGAAGCATCCACATAGGAAACGCCAGCATCGATGTAACGACCACGGAATTCTTCCTCTGATTCCAAACCCCATAGGCCGTTCGATTCAATTACGCAGCCTTGGTACTTCCCATTTGTCAATTCTTTGCAAATGTTTTCAGCACCGTCACCGTTGGTGATCACGAAGATGTAGTCGGACGTTTCCATAACTTCGGCCATTGAATCGAGTTGTTCTACACCATGCTCTTCGGCGCGAGCCTTGGTTTCATCAGAGCGGTCAGCGGCGAAGGTGACAAGGCGGTGGCCTTGATCTTTCAAACTGTAGGCGAGCGTTGCGCCCATGCGACCAACAGAACAGATGCCAATAGTGGTTTTTGCTTCAATCATTTCAGTTGAATCCAATCGGGGGAAGAATCGAGTACCCCTCCGTCATGTAGACGTTCGAGGCAATTTTTGCTGTTTCTGGTTCAGTCACGGGGTCGGCAACTGCTTCCAAATACTGGCCATTTGGCGAACCCTGACAGTACCAACCCAAGTAGGAGTACCTCCATCCCCCAGTAACCGGCTTTACTTCGTGAGCAGCAAGGTAGTTGGCTGGAAAGAAGATCATATTCCCACGCTTGGGTTTGATGCTGATGTCGTAGTAGGCAAAACTGTGTTCGCCACCCGTGAAGTTTGTTCCGTCAAGTTCGTCCTCTGTTTCGACCCAGTCGTTGATGTAAGCAACAACGCTCACGGATGAGCGTGTGGCCAACTGATCGCGAGGATGAGGCTTGCCGTACTCGTAATCGGTACTCACATCCGAGTGCGTGCCCAGAAACGCGCCTTTAGGGTAAGCGACAATGTGTCCACGAATCTTCCACCAAATGGTTTTCCCTGCCATGGGGAACTGATTGAGGTAATCAAGGAGACACAGATCTCGGCGCGACTCGATGTAATCGAGAGTTTCGATCACTTTGGGGTCAGGGTTTTGGTGGACCAAACTTCCCCGCCAAGGCATCTCATCCAAAGTGTCTTTTTCGAAGAAAAACTTGCTCCGGTTGATGTAGCCCTCTTGTCCTGTAATCGGGTCGACCCCCGGAGTGTACGAAGTCTCACGTTCCTCACGCAGAGTGTTTTGGCAAAATTCGCGCATCCAATCCCAGTCGAGATCGAAAGCGTTTTCGTACATAACGATGCCGCCGCCTAGGTGAACCCCTTTTGGCGGTGCTTCGGTTTGGGTCTCGTCGACCGACATTTCTCTACCTACCTGTCGTTTTCGTGCTCATTAAGTTCGAGCATGTATCCGATGTAATCGTGTACCCGAGAGATTACACGAAGACGATCCTCGTTGTCTTTCAGCCCGTTGAAGCAGCCGTACAGCGAGTCGATCGCGAATTGAACCACGAAGTCTTCCGGAGGATGATTGCCGTCCGACTTGTAATACTGCATAAACGAGCAGTTGTGGTAACTCCACGGCCTGTACTGCAGAGGCTGATGCGGGAACCAATCCGGGTAGTGCCAAGCATGGCCCGCGTGTCGCATATCTGGGTGCCACTCAAGGAAACCACGGATCTGGTTCGGGATGCACCTAAGTGGATCAGGGTTGTCGTTTTCCAGCAGATTCCTGTCCGGTTCGAGGAACAGGTGAAAGTCACCATTCCTGTTGCAGACAAAGGAGCAGCCAGCCATCGGGTAATCGGGCATGATGTGATCCCGATAACGCTTCAGGTTTGCGAAAATCCTGTTGTTCTCATCGTGCGGAACCCGGTAGATAAAGAACTCGTCGTCGTCTACTTGATTTTCAAGTTCCTGCAATAGCGAGCGAGCGTTCCCATCTTCGTCTTCGATGGTGAACATAACCACCTTTTGGTAGTACTCCTCTAGACCCTCAAGAGCGTAAAAACCTTTGGTGAAAACGAGAGGGATGTGGTCCGGGTTCGGCCCCATGCTGGTGTCTCGTTGATGATCCTCATCGGCAAGAACATCACCGAAGTTTTCGTTGATTTCAGCACGATATTCGGGGTCATAGAACGGCTGGTCGGTACCCGCTTCGACTCGCTGGAAGATGCGGTCTTTGCGTTCCCAGCCGGGATAGAAACCATGCATCACGGCGCGGTTATCCCAAATGACAACATCGCCAACTTCCCAATCCCACTGGTAGCGGTTCCGTGGCTCGGCGCAGTAGTCCTCTACATATTTACGAAGGTCTTGGAACCAAGGCGTTTCTTCGCCTTCGAGAATGGTCCCCGGCCCGGTCCAATACAGCATTGTTTCGCCAGTATCCGGGTGCGTGCGGAGAGCAGGATGAGATTTGACATCGTGCTCTTCGCTGCCAGTCTCACCACGGAATCGGGCCGTTTTCAAATGCTCCCGCAATTCGGCAGGGCACTCGTCGAAAAGATTCCGCAGGCTGACCCAGAAAGTATTGCCGTAACCTTGTTCCACATTGTAAGTCGTCATGTGGATAGAAATGAGGCTAGGTGGTTCGTCGAAAAACGGGTTGTCGACATGCCAGTTGCAACGAAGAAACCACTCTGGGTCTTCTTTGTTTTCAACGTCTTTGATTGTTTCGTGCCACTGATCTTTGAGAAGGCCACGCTGGTAGTAGCCATGGTCATGCTCGTCAGGTTTGTACTCGCCGTCGTAAAGGGCGTGAACCAGCGCGGCATGTTCCTCGTTGGTCGGGTGCATCCCGATGAAACCAATCATCTTGTTCTTCTTCAAGATTTCCTTGAAGTACTCGGGTTCAGCGAGCACCTGTTGAGCGGTTACGCCCTTGATTTTGAATCCGAGGTTTCCTAGTCGAAGACCGACTGCGATCCCGCCGACGCCTTTCATGATGGCTCCTTTAGTTTTGGGTGTCCTGAAAATTCAGGCCCGATACGGTTTCCTTCTTCGTCCAAACCGGTACGGATCCCACCCATCCATGTCCATGGTTCGTTGACCAATTTTTCTCTTTTAGCGACGCTGTATCTCATACGGGCGTCGTTTAATTCCTTTTGGTCATCATCCCACATGTTGTTCACATTGAACTCGACACTAGGCATGAGACTTGTGTCATAGAACTGGAAAAACATGAAAGGCATTCCCGCTGGGAACACTACAGGCTCGCCGATTTTGGTGATCTTCCAGTTCATGTTGAACTCATCAGGCCACCAATCCGAAGGAATATGTCCAGTCAGGGGTACGGCACCATCAACGAAATAGTTGGGGGATCCGGTAATCCATGTTGCGACTCCCGGAGGTGTCGCGAACTTCCAGCCGACACAAAACGACATAATGCCGACGATGCTCGGCATGACGATGTCGCGTTCGTATGAGTGCCCGTCAATCTCGAACGTCTTGGTATGGCCTTCCAGAATTCGCGGAACAGTTGGGCCCCCGTCATACTGGACGACAACGTCGTGCTGCAGAAGAACTTCCCAGCCATTGACGTTGGCCTCAGTCAACGGAAGGCACTTGTACGCGTGCTTCTTGTATGTTTCATCCATCCAGTCTCGACGCACGGACGCCTGTCGAATTTCTGGAGGATTCTGATGGCTTCGGGTGAGCGTAACTTCCATATCACGCGCCAAGCATGGTGACTTGCGAGTTCGCATCAGGTAGCCCGAGTCCGGGCATTCCCGCTGATGCGTAACCTCCCGAGCCGCCGTGCTCTTGGTGGTTGCGATCGTTGTAGTCGTACATCGTCACAGCGGAGTATTTAGTTCCGGACGAAACAGGGAGTGACGCGTGAGCGTAGATGAAGTCACTCGGATGAACGATGACGTCACCGAATTCTGGCTTGAACTTGAGATTTTTGTACGGCATCATGTATTCGCCGCCTTCGTAATCGTCGTTGATGTAGCCGATGGCGGACACCGCACACGAGTAGGAGAATCCAGAGTCGGGGTGGACCGAGAAGTGTTGGCCCGGACCATATTTTACGAAGTTGGTTGCTTCCTCGTAGTCGAGCGAAAGATTGAAAAGCGACGAATAGTGCTTTACGCACGCACGTACACCGGCAATCACCTCTTCGTAAACCTTGCCGAGATCTGAGAACTCGTCGGGAACTGGCATGTCGCCCTGCCGCAACTTGAAATCGAAGCAGTCACGGTAATCCTTCATGATCTCGTTGTCACCGACCATTGCCTGCTTCCATGTGAAGTAGTCGGTGGCGCTTCCTTCAAGGCCTCGTTCGAGGCGTCCGACAAAATCAGAGTCCTTGGGCCACACGTCCTTGTACAGGATGATTCCGTCAGTTGATGTGCCGAGAGTTCCAGCAACTCGCATTGTTCCTCAGTTCAGGTCGGTAATTGTGTAAAAGGATGGTGTTGTCCAGCGCTCACCAGAAATGATCTGCTTTACGCCGTGCAGGTAGTGTACGTCGCCCGGGTGAGCAACCGCAAGGCCCGGTTTGATATCAAGTTCGATATCAAATTCCGGATAATAAAACTGGCCGCCTTCGAATTCGTCATTCCAGTAAATGATCGAATTGATGTCGTATGTCGGGAACGGGTTTGGCGTACCATCGTTGAGTTGCTTGTCTGCGTGTGGTTGCTGCTCGTTCCCCGGCAACCATCGAATAAGAACTGGCGAGCGTGAATACAACTGGACGTTGAACTTTTGTTCAAGAACGTCTTGCATTTTGTAAACGTATTTATCCACAAGATCATATATCTCTGGACCAATTCGTTTCAAAATTTCACCGCTGCACATGCGATCCCACCAATACGAGGCGTCATAAATGCAAGTGCCGTCTTCGTTGTACTCATCAGCCTTCGGGTTTTCCCATTCGTTGATAGTCGGGAAGAAGGCTTGAATTTTCGCCAGATCGTCGGGCTCGACAAAGTCTTCAATGATGACGATGTTTTCTACGCCTGTTCCGAAATGGCCCGGCTCGATAAGAGATTTCTCGGGCTCCTCCATAGTGATGCGACTTTAGCACATCTTAGAGTCGCTTGTAAATCGCTTTTCTTACTCGATGCTCAGCAACAAGATGGAAGGTGGCGATACCCCAAAGCAGATGAACGAGAAGAGAGCCGCGTCGGCTGGCAGACCCACGCCAGTAGGCACGAGTCAACGTTTCGACGTGCTTGGTTCTAATCGCGTATACGTCATAACACACTATGTATATGACTAGCAAAGCCCAACCGATCGCGCCAGTTCTTCGACTGCCTTTATCAATCTCGACCGGCCCCCAATACTTTTTTACCAATGGGGGCACCGTCTCCCTCCCCTACTTGAATCGGGGAGGGAAGAACGGCGGGAAGTGCGGCGGGAAGTGCGGTGGGAAGAATGGTGGGAAGTGCGGCGGGAAGTGTGGTGGGAAATGCGGCGGGAAGAATGGTGGGAAGTGCGGCGGGAAATGTGGTGGGAAGTGCGGCGGGAAGTGCGGTGGGAACCACGGTGGGAAGAAGGGAGGGAAGTGAGGTGGGAAGAACGGTGGGAAGAACGGCGGGAAGTGCGGTGGGAAGAACGGCGGGAAGAACGGAGGGAAGTGAGGCGGGAAGAACGGAGGGAAGAACGGCGGGAAGTGAGGTGGGAAAAATGGCGGGAAAAACGGTGGGAAGTGGGGCGGGAAGTGGGGCGGGAAGTGCGGCGGGAAAAACGGGCCGAAAGCACGGAACTCGATCGAAGTCGCATAATGGAGACCAGTGAACGATGTAGTTGCAGTATATGCGGTACCGTCGACAACAACCTGATGCGCGGACCCAACGAGGCCAGCGTTCGTCGTATTCGCTGTATTGGCTGTCCAAGAAACGTTTGTAAAACCGAGGGCAGCAACCGCATCTCGCTGAGCAGAGGCGCTGCTGTTATCAGTGAACGTGAAATCGCCTTTTGGAAGATCGCCTATCCTGTTAATCATCGATTATCACGCCTTCTGGTCACCCGTCAACAGCCATGTGTCGGTTGCGTACTTGGTCAAAACTATAGCAGAGTAACGGGCGCGGGCTTTTTTACCCACGGCAGCATTTACTGTGACTCCTGACGACTGCGAAACCGTGACATCGCCAGTGTTTTGGCGAACGATCGTGATGCTCGTACCCACCGGGAATGGAACCGCAGCATTTGTTGGCACGGTAACTGTCAGGGCCGAGGTTGAGTTCATCATCACAACATCAGCAGCATCGGTGAGTGCCAACGTCCTGTTACCAGTAGACGACACGATGCCAGCGGTAACGTTCGTGCCAGACGGCAGGGTCACCGTTCCCGTGAACGTCGGTGAAGCCAGTGGCGCCTTCAGCGCAAGCGAGTTAGTGACTGTCGTCGAGAAGTTGGCGTCGTCGCCGAGAGCAGCGGCCAACTCGTTCAACGTGTCAAGGGTTCCGGGTGCCGAGTCGACCAGAGCAGCGATTTCCTGCTGGACAAACGCCGTCGTAGCAACCTGAGTTGTATTCGTCGTCGTCGCCGCAGTAGGAGCGGTCGGCGTGCCGGTAAGCGATGGGCTCGCAAGAAGATCCGTGTTGATCCATGCCGTGCCGTCCCACTGAAGAACCTCACCCGATGTGGCACTCGTAATTGTGACGTTGCCAACATCGTTCAACGTATTGATTTCAGGGATTGACGCGTTGACCCACGCAGAGCCGTCCCACTTGAGGAATTCGCCTGAAGCAACCGACGTGATTGTCACGTTGCCGACATCGTTGAGGGTGTTGATCTCCGGGATGGAGGCATTAACCCAAGCGGTGCCGTTGTACTTCAGGAACTCGCCGTCCGTCTCAGAAGTCAAGGTGACGTTGGTGATATTCCCAAGGGTGTGCTCTGTGTCGACCCAGTCTGTGCCGTTGTGCAGCAAAATGTCGCCGGACGCAGCAGCGGTAATCGAGACATCCGTGATGTTCGCAACCGTGTGCGGGGTGTTCGCGTAGTCCGTTCCGTTGTAGAGCAGGATGTCGCCGGACGCCTCACTTGACGTAGAAACGTTCCCTGCGTTCTGAATGGTCAACGGATACGGAACCCAGTTGGATCCGTCGAAGTACGCGATGTCGCCAGTTGACGGAGCGAGGGTTGACATGTCGACGTCGGAAAGATCACCGAACGTGTCGTTGACCGTCAAAATCTGGTAGTAGTTGGTGCCGTCGTTGGACAAGCGGACGGAATCCGTGACCCAATCGATAACGGCATCGGTTCCGCCGGTAGTCAGTTTGATCGAATCAAGCGTTGCGTCAGCAAACGTAACGTTGTCGGTTGTAGCGACAGACTGACCAATAGAGATCGTCGGGGTCGCGGTCTCGCCAGTATTGTCGGCAAGAGTTACGCCAGTTCCCGCAACGAGTGACTGCACGTAATCGCCAGTGGTGTCCGTGCCCAGCGCAATCGAATCGGCCTGAATGGTCGTCGAAATGTTGATATCTGCGGAACCATCAAACGTCGCCGTGCCAGCAACATCGCCAGAAATCTGAATCGTTCGAGCCGTGGCGAGAGCGGAAGCCGTATCGGCGTTGCCGGTAACGTCACCCGTCAGGTCGGCAGCGACCGTGTTGAAAGTAACATCGGCAGTCGTGATCAGGGACTGGCCGACATTCGACGTTTCAACAGAAGTTACGCGACCGTATGCGTCGGTTGTGATTGACGAAACAAAATCAGACGTATTCGATCCCGTTGTGCTGCCAACGGCGACAGATCCGAGATCGATGGTGTCAGCATTGACGACAATGCGGCCCGTGTCGGCAGTTTCGATATTGAGCGTGTTGCCAGTCTGAGTGAGACCGGCGCCTGCCGTGAATGCTTGGGTTCCAGTGAACTGGGTGAACGTAATCGCGTCCGTGCCGATGGTGTGAGGATCAGAAGTCGATGTGACAACAAAACCCTGACGAGCATTCGTTGCCCCACCAAGGACAAGAACGGCTTCACCGGGAACAACCTCGCCCGTATCGCCGCCGTCAAAGTCGGCAACTCGCGTAAGAACCCACGCCGCGACACCAGACGCACCTTGCGTAGTGACAACGTAAATGCCGTTTTCGTAGGCGGTCGCCTGATTCTTGACGAGAATACGATCTCCCGCAGTTGCGTTCGTGCCATCAACAACGAGGCGGGCTTGTGAGCCGGCAGTGAGGGTTGCCCCAACCCCAGATGTTCCATTGCTGTAGGTCGGGCTGTTTGGCAGGGCTGCGGCAGTACCTAGATCGGCTGCTTCATGCCAATCAATGCCAGACGCAATGTTGTCAACGTACGACTTTGTGACCGCATGACTGTCTTGGGTGGGGGCGGTTCCAAGAGTCACCGTGTTGAAGGTGACATCGTCAGATGTTGCAACTGCCTGACCGATGGAAACGGTTGGCGTGTCGCTTTCCCCAGTAGTGGACGACAGCGTGACACCGGTGCCGGCGACAAGATTTTGCACATAATCGCCAGTTGTGTCTGTGCCAAGAGCGACCGAGTTGGCTTGGATGGTCGCCGCGATATCAACGTTAGCGGTACCGTCGAAGGTGACCGATCCAGCAACATCGCCACTGATCGAGATCGTGCGTCCGGTTTCGAGAGCAGTCGCAGTGTCGGCGTTGCCAACGAGATCTCCACGGAAGTTGGCGGCTTGCATGTCGGCAAGGTTGAACGAGGCATGACCGGTATTTACGTCGCCGTCCACCTCGGGGGTGTAACCGTCGAAAATCTTCCAGTAGCCGTCAGTGGTGTCACGGAAGAAACCAGTATGGGCGTAGGTGCCGTCGTTGTAGTTACCGGCGATTCCCAAGTCGATATTGACTGGAGACGCGGTGCCGGACCACGTGGCGCCGGAAGTGTGACCGGTCGTGGCAACAAATTCGATACTGATACCGTCAGACAAGGAAGTTGGCGAGGTGCCGATGTCGACACCAGTTGCTTCGGTTGTCGAGAAGTTGTCGGTTGACCATTCGAACGTGTCAACGCCGCCAGTTCCACCGCCCACACTGTCAATGCGGACGTAGTAGGTGGTGCTGGATGTTCCGGTGAAGTGACCAACAAGCGTTCCGTCGTTGAGGCCCGAACCAGAGAATGAGGTGGTCTCAATCGTGTTGCCGCCGTTGAGGTAGATCCACGAGTCATCGACAGCAAGGTTGTTGACCGAAACGGTTGACTGTGTTCCGAGAATGCTGAGGTTTCCAGCAACAGTCAGGTTTCCGTCAATTCGGGCATCTTCCCGAACGCGGATATCGTCGAAAACTTCCGAAACGATGTTGACCCGATAGCAGCCCGGGTTCGAGGCGAGAAGGACTTCTGCGATTTCGACCGCGTAGTTCGGGTAGGTCGGCGGGTTGGTTGTTAGTCCACCCGGAGTTGCAGCCGACAAGTGGAGTCGATCGCCAACGGAGTACGACGAGAGGTCGATACCGAGAAGAATTCCGTCGATGATGATGAAACCATGGGCGCCGTTTGCGATGGTCCCCTTGGTTACGCCGGCAACGTTGATTTTGTCAGGATCGCTCGCATCAGCGAGGGAGATGGTTGGAATGGCAGAATTTTCCCCGGTGTAGTAAACAGCCGACCCGGCGGGAATGCTGGCCCCTGAGTTGTTGTATACGTACAGGGCGCGCTCCTGACCGAGCGCAATATCGACACCGGTCTGGCTGGTGTCCATGCGGAGAGCGTCGTTTGCTGAGTCGTACC